TCTATCCTATCTTTGAAGATTATTCTTGGGACCGCGATTCTCGCGGTATCTACTACGCTGGCAGCGGTGGCGACATTGCTCTTGGTGCTATGGAAGCATTGTTACTTGAATATCAATATATCGAAGCAGAGGCTGCTGAAGCGGTGGTAAGAAACGCAATAGCAATTGCGTCTAAGTGGGACGTACATACTGCCGAACCAATTATTGTTAAGACGCAGTATGACGAGTAAGTTTACGAAAAAAATGGATGAAGTAATTGCATCTTTAATTTCAGAAGATGGAGATACTACTGATTACATTTGTGCTAACTGGGTTCTTATTACCGAGTGGGCTGACTACAGTGGAAACCGTTATCTTCATACAGAAGTAAGCGAAGAAATGACACCATGGAATGCCTATGGCATGATGAAAATGGCGGAAGAATATAATAGCGATGTGCTAAGAACTAAGAACATTGGTTCAGATGAGGAATCCGAATGATTGAAGAAACACGCGGAGGCATGAGAGTGCCCAACAATCCTGCACCAGTATCTGGACCAGGTGCTTTATCACAGCGAACAGATGGCGGACCAACACAACCTGCTACATATATTTCTGGACTTCCTTACGGTCAGGGTCAAGCAACATACGACCAGCAAACTGCTGCTCCTATGGCTGGTGATACTACTGCGCAACCAGCAATTCAATTGCCAGAAGCAACTCCACTTATGGCTCCAACAAGTAGACCAAATGAAGCAGTAACAAGCGGTATTAATATTGGACCTGGACCAGGTTCTGAAGTTATGGCTAATCGCCCTAACCAAACTTATACACTCACACAGACATTACAGCAACTTATTAAGTATGACCCAAGCGGTGATACTGAAATGATTTACAGAGCATTAGTTGACGAAGGATACTAATGGCTTATAAGGTAAATTATGTCGTTGCCAAGACAAGCCCTAATCTTTACGCTGCAGCACAGCAGGGAAATCTTGACTCTACTCAAACAACACAATTAGAACAGTTTAGTTGGAGTGTGCAAAAAAACAAAAACTTTATGAAGATGCCTGTTGATGAGGCTCGCAAAGAGTTTTTTAAATTAGAAACTGAAGCACAAGATAAGATTAAATTTCTTTATCCAAATGCTGAGTATGCTAAAGAAGCAGATACTTTTAGTGACCATGCTGTTGGCGCACTTAAAACAGTAGGTAAAGGTTTAGCAAGCCCATTGATTGGTTTATTCAAAGGGCTAACTGCATGGACACGTGTTATTAATACTCCGTATTTAATGGCACGTCAGGCTGCACAAGGTGAAGGTTTATTTAATAAGCAAACATTTACTGACGCATGGGATGGTCGTCGTGTTTATGACAATGGTGCACTTGATGACACCATTAAGTATTTTGGTCAAGAGCGCGTAGAGGTTGCTAAAGGTATTCTTGCTGGATTAAAGCCAGGAGAGATTGTTGCATCTAGTGGTGAATTAGACCAGAAGATGCTTGATGCTTTGCAAGAGGCGTACAATGAGCCTGAGAAGTTTAAGCAAGTTATGGACGGCGTTAAGTACGCACAGGTTTCACCTGGTCGCGACATACTTCGTATGTTTGATACTAAGCCTACTAAAGGTAATTTACAGCAGGACTATATTGACGGCACTACAAAAAATCTATCTGGTGCAATTGATTTTATTTATCAGTTAGCAATTGACCCACTAACCTACTTAACATTTGGTAGCAGTAGTCTTTTAAAAAAGGGTGACAAACTAGCCGCTGTTGTGCAAAAACACGGCACTGCTGGTGTTCGTCAAATCTTTGCTACTGAACCAGAAGTTGTAAAACTATGGGATAATCTTGGTGGAGAAATTAAGCGTCTTAAAGACGCTCCAGATACAGCAGCACGTTCTGTTGTTATTCGTGACATTAAAACTAATTTCCCTGCATACAATAATGATGAAGCAATTAAGTTGCTTGAGCGTAATGAAATTACAGATGCTAAGTCTGCACTTGGATACTTTGAGCAAGTAGAGAATGTTCCATTGTTCCTATCTGGACGTGTTGATGGTGTTCAGTATTTCCGCAATGGTGTTGCTACTGCACGCAGTCAGCGTCGTCTTGGCGAAGGCATGGCACGTTGGTTAGATAAAGAACTCAACTTTACTGGTCGTACTACAAAAGAAGTTGCCGAAGAAGGCGAAGATGCATTTAAAACTCTCTCTACTCTTGGTAAAGAGGGCGAACTATATGCTGAAAATATTGATGATATTAAAAAGTTTTACAAAGGTATGTCAAAGAAGGAAAAACTTGCGCAACGTTTTGCACGTAGCCCACAAGGTGGCGTCATTCTTCTTGGAGAAGATGCGTACAAGACTGCAGATAACTTCCGTACGGTAGCACGTCAGGTGTTGCCACGCGATTTGGCAGATTTTGTGACACAAAAGTTTGTTGCTTCAGAGGCTAATGACCAAGTTGTTATTATGCGTAACTTATATGTAGGCATTATGCAGCGTTTTGGTCTTGATGGTCATCCAGATGGCAAAAAACTTATGGACGAAATCCTTAAGTCTAAGTTTGGTGACAAAGAGGGCGTATCTATTGTTTCACAACTAGAAGTCAATCCAGCATTTGCTGATGAGATTGGCAAAGTTGGTCTTAAGTTTGAAGATGACGTACTTAAGTATGAGTCATCTGGCATTATTCACCCGTTTCAAGAGGCTGGTGCTATTGGTTCATTAAATTATATTCAAATTGCACAAATGGCTGGACAAATTAAAAGCAAAAAGAATCTTATTGGTGCAATGGGTGGAGCAACTCAACTTAAAATTGCTGATGACTTCGTAAACGCTTGGTCTGTTCTTACACTATTCCCTCGTTTGGGTATCCGAAGCGCAATTGATGAAGCATTTATGTTTGCACTAACTGCACCAGGACGTGAAGTGTTTGATTTTGCACTACGTCGTGGACATCGCTTAGGTAAAATGGCTACTGCTTACACTGGTAGCAGAACTGCAGAGCCACTACGTGCTGGTCTAAAGTCATGGCTTGGCGGTAAGCGTGTTTCTGAAACATTAACACTTGCTCAACGTGCTGGTAAACGTAGTCAAATTGCTAATCAAGAAGAAATTAGCAATGACATGGTTCGCAATCTTGATGTTGCATTTGGTACAGCACAAGATGCCGTTATGCCCTTCCGCAAGAAGAGCGGTAAAAAAGATAAATTAGGCAATGTTATTGACGAAGAGGCTGATTTAATTATTGAAGGTTTAGCACACAGTGCTCACCTTCTTAACTCAGCAACACGTTCTATGGCTGGTGCAGCAAGCATTACTGGTAAGTTTGAACGCGAGATAGTTGAAGAACTTATTGACCCTAATAACTATGACATGATGCTTAAAGACCTTGATGCAGTCAGTGGTCGCGGCGGTCAAGTAATCTCAACAGAAGAACTTGCTGATGCAAGGATTTTTGGTGGACGTGGTATTACTGCAGTTCACTTTGAAAACTGGATTAAGCGTTTCTATGGTAACGCTAAGGCTCTTGATGGCAAAGATGGTAAGCGTTTATTTGACCCAGCAACTAACTTTCTAAGTAACAATGGACTTGAGACTGCTGCTGATTTCCGTAAGGCTAAAGAAGAAGCACTTGCTGCTATTGGTATTCGCCGCAACAAAGAACTAATTGAAGAAATTGGCGAAGACGGCGCTAAAGTTATGAAGGAAAGCATGGTTTATACCATTGTTGACCCTCAGGCTGTAAGACAATTTATTCAAATGTCTTCACGCAGTAGTGAACTTGGTCAACGTGGTGTTACTCAAGTGGATATTGTTGTCGACCAAGTAGACCGTATCCTTATTGATATGTACTCAGCGTTTCATGGTTCTGCTACTAAGTTTAACTCTGGATTGCTAGATGTTATACGTAAACGTCATGCTGCTTTAGTAGAAGAAGAAACTAAAAGCCTTTCTCCAATTGCTGACAAGTGGCACACATCTACAAAGAGTATTACCTTTGATGAGTTTGAGGCACTAACACAAGGATTTCAACCTAAAGGTAGAATGTTTACCTCATTGCGTATTGAGGGTCTAACTGAAGATGCAGAAACTGTACTATCAAAGTATGGCAATAAAGCATTTGAACTTATGGACCGTCAGGTTACAGCGGCTTTCCGTCAACCAGCAGTAATGCTAGGTTATGTACGTATACGTAAAAACCTTATGGCTCTTCAGAAAGAAGAAACAAGTAAGGCTATTAAACGTGCCATTGCTGACTTGGGTGATAATGCACCTGGTTGGAAAGTTAAAGAAGCAACTGAAAACGCTACAGAAATAGTTGTTCGTAAGTACGTACAGATTGCTACACAACAGGCTGCAGATACTGTTCTTAAGTATGCAGATAACCCAGGCATTCGTTCTAACTTTGCACTTGCTCAGCGTAACGTAAGCCGATTCTATCGTGCTACTGAAGACTTCCATCGCCGCATATATCGCATGCGCGATGTACCGCTACGTGTTGCATATCGTATTCGATTGATGCATCTTGGCTTAGACTCATCAGGATTTATTCACAAGGATACAAATGGTGACCCATATGTAATGATGCCTATGGATAATGTTATTTTTAAAACTGTAGATGGTACGGTACGTACGCTTACAGGCAATGGTGCTTTTCAACAACCTATCTTTAATGACTTTACATTAAAGTTAAAGTTAGGTAACCCATCGTTCAGCCCTGATGCTGGTCTTCCTACACTATCTGGTCCTATCTCAGCACTTGGTGTACTAGGTATGCAAAGCATACTAGGTAAAGTTGGCGGTACTACTGGCGATAAGATTGCAGATGAATTAGATACGCTAGCACTTGGTAATATTGGTGAAGGCATGGATGTTGTTCGTGCCGTTGTACCAGCATCACTACAAAGGGCTTGGTTAATCCTTAACAAGGATGAAAAAGACCGTCAAGAAGCAACTGCTGCTATGCAGGCTATTGCTTACAACGCATCACAAGGTAACTATCTAGACCCTAATGCTACAGAGGCAGAGAAGTATGAGTATCTAAAGCAGATACGTATCTCTGCTCATAACATTTTGGTAATGCGTGGAGTACTTGGGTTCTTATCACCGATTGCTCCATCTATGCAGGAAAGCATTGGTGTTCCAGACTATCTAAAGAACGTTGGTATTACTGGATTGCGTGCTGAGTTTTATGACTTAGTTAATGGTGTAATGAAGACATACAATGGTGATGTTCAAGACCCATATGAACTAGCATTGGCTACATTTGTTGGAAAGAATCCAAACAAATTAGTTTATACAGTAGCCCGTGATGAAAAGCAAACTAATACAATTATTCAAAAGACTAAAGAACTTAAAGACTGGGCTATTGAAAACAAAAAGATGATTGATGTCTATGGTGAAACAGCCTTTATCTTTGGACCTAACGTAGGTGAGTTTGACGCAGGTACTTATGCTTGGCTAGAAGCAGCAGAGTTTATCAAAGATAAAAGCGTTGAACAATATTATACAGATGTTCTTGTTTCAAAAGACAAGCAGGCTTATTATGATGTTGGTCGTAAAGAACGTGAACTCTTGGCAGAAACATATAGCATCTCTGAGCGTAGGTCTATTATCCAGCGTTCAACTAATCAACGTGCTGCGCTCAAGGCTTCTAATCCATTACTAGAAACAGCATTAACTGCTGGTGGTAACGAGGTTGCATCAGAAGAAAAGATGCTTGTAAACATGGAACAAATACTTCGTGACGTTAACGTGAATATTCCTAAGGAAACACGTGTAAAGATGATGAATATAACTGCACAAGTTCGTGAATTTATTAACCTTGCACTTGATACAACAGCACGCGAAGCAAGTAACTTCCCTGAAGTAAAGCGTGCACGCAAAGAACAGATTGAGTCTTTAATTGCAGACCTATCAACTGGTGACCTTATGCTTAAGGAAGCCAACCGAGCAATCTTTAGAGCAATCCTTAACTACTATTCCCGTGACACATATGTCGCAATACCGAAAGGATAATGATGGCACAACGTCCGTCCAATACACGCGTTAGTCAGGTTATTAACCCTGGTCTTGATAGACGTATTCCTTTTGGTGTAGTTAATGTTGTTATCGGAAAAGATGGCTCTTGGATGGGCTACATGAAAGATGGCAAATTTTATGAATTAGGAACAGATGCTTCTGTTGTTGATGCACAAGAGAAAAAAACAATAGCAAAGCAGAAAGAAGAAGAAGACGCCGCTTTACGTGAGCGCGAGCAAACAGACCCATTCTATGCACCATTTAATGATATGAAACTTGGTGTAACCATTGACCCACAAACTGGGAAGATGATGGTTATGGATGCCAACAAAGGTGAAGTATTTCTTTACGTAGGTCCTTCTGTTCAGGATAACCCTTTATACGTACCTGGTTTTAATCCAAAGAATAAATCTGTTACACCTAATACAGATGTTACTGTTGAAACAAACTTTGATAAAGTTCGTAATAAAATGATTACAGATGCTGCTAAGATTCCTGGTGGAACAGATGCTTTATTTGACAAATTATTAAGCAACGGATTAATTTCACCTGAAACATATAAAAAGCGAGATGTATCAGCCGCTGATTTTAATGCTGGTCTTTTGTATGCAGTGCGTAAATTTACAATCGAAACAGTTGATAACTATCAACTTAAGGGAATTAAAACACCAGTTAACTTTACTGATTATTTAGACCGAGGTCTTGCTCGTTCAAAACCAACAAGTAAAACATCATATGACATGGTTGTTACTAAGCGTCAAGATGCTGCTAATGATGCTGACCAATTCTTTATGGCAAACGTTGGACGTAATGCTACAAAAGAAGAAGAAGATGCTTATTATAAATTGCTTCGTGAAGCAGAAAAGAAAGCAATTGCATCTACTACCACTAAGTATGATGCTGATGGCAATCAAATAGGTCGTACTCAAACTGGTGAACTTCTTTCTGATACAGACAAAACATTGCTTCTTGGCAAGGTTGCTGGTAAAGCAATCTCGGGTAGTAGTATTGATAAACTATTATCTTATGGCGGTAAAGCATCACAAGATGTAGATAGTGTTCTTTCATATGCAAAAAAGTATGGCGTTGTTTTAACTAAAGAACAGGCTATGGATTATGTTGCTAATAACTTTAAAAAAGGACAAGACTTAGAGGCTAGTAAAGCAAAGATTCTACAAATTGCTAAATCATTACCACAGTATGCTGGTATTGCAGATAAGATTTCAGATACAGTAAGTGTTCAGGATATTGCTGGTAACTACATGTGGCAAAAAGCCCAGATTCTAGAATTATCAGCAGATTCAATTGATGTCTTTGATAAAGATATTCAAGATGGTCTTACTGGCAATATGACAATGACAGACTTTAATAAAAAACTACGTCAAAATCCCATCTGGGCTAATACAAAGAATGCTAAAGAAGAAGCGGCTAACTATGCCACTGATATTCTTAAGTCATTCGGATTGATGGCATAATGTCAACTCCTAAAAAAGATTCTAAAGCCACACCAGCACAAGTAAAAACATTTACAACTGGTGTTGATAAAGCACAGGCAGATTTTAATAAGTCTTTAAAGGATGCTAAAAGCACTCTTGCTCAAGCAAACAAGCAAGGCAATAAAGTTGTTGCTGCATCTGCTAAGGCTCTTATTGACCAATTGAATACAGTTGTTAAACCAGCACTTGCTATTTTACAAAAAGCAGAAAATCCTAATCAAGGATACACAGGCGATGTTACTGGAATTAATAAAGCCCTTGCTTCTGGTCCTGCTGGTAGCGGACCTGCTGGTGCAGTACTTGGTACTGGTGGCAAAGGTGCATATAGCCTAGAGCAAATCCGTGCATACATGGATGCAAACAATGGGTCATTTCCACCAGACTTAAATACTATTGCATCTGGAATCACAGCATCAGACTTAACCAATCTTGTTAATCAATATGAATCTGGTACTCCATTAAATAAAAAAAGTTCTTTAGACTCTAATTCTAAAACAAGTGAAATTGATAAAGGCACAAGAGATGCATATGCCCTTCTCGAAGAAGCGTTTAAACTGTATGGTCTTGAAACTTTAGTACCAGTAATCCGTGGTTATATGGAGCAGGACCTAGGACCAGAACAGGCTAAGTTAAAACTTAAAAGCGAAAAGGCTTATAAAGATAGATTCAAAGGCAATGAACTACGTGTCGCTAAGGGACTTAATGTTGTTAGTGAAGCAGAGTATCTTGAACTTGAAAATGATTATAGCGAAACACTTAAAGCGTATGGCTTAAGTGATTACTTTGGTGTATCAACTGATGCTAATACTCGCCTTGCTCGTCAACAAAAAATGGCTGAAGTTATTGGCAATGATATATCTGCAACTGAGTTTAAAGACCGTATTGATACAGTAGTTACACGTGTTAATATGTCTGACCCCAATATTAAAACAGAACTTAAGCGACTTTATGCTATTACAGATACTGACCTTGTTAAGTACTTCCTTAATCCAGTAGAAGGTTCTGAACAATTAAAGCAAAAGGTAACTGCTGCTGAAATTAGCGGTGCTTCTATTACTCAAGGTCTTGGTCAAACAAGTCTTGGCACTGCAGAAGAACTTGCTAAGTTGGGTATTGATAGGGCTGAGGCTTTGGCTGGATACTCTAAGATTGCACAGTATCTACCAACAACTGAAAAACTTAGTTCTATTTATGCCAGTGAAGGCATTACATATAACAAAGCAACAGGCGAAGAAGAAGAGTTTAAAGGACTTGCTTCCGCTAAACGCAAGCGTCAAACGCTTGCAGCACGTGAACTGGGAACATTCTCTGGTTCATCTGGCACATCCCAAAGTAGTCTTAAGACTAAGACTGCAGGGCAAATCTAATATCCTGACGGACCAACCAGCCCCGTTAGCGTAAAAGACTGGTAGCAGAAGCCAGCCCAATTCCCCGATTGGATACTGAGGTCTGCGATTCAAACGAATAGAAGGGTGGACAGTTGCTATGAGCAACAACTACTGGGACGATGAAGAAGACGAAGACCTAGATACAGATACATCTACAGGCGATGGAAGTGACTTACTTAAAAAGTTACGCAAAGCAAAGCGGTCAGATGAAAAACGTATTAAGGAACTCACTGAGCAACTTGAGACATTTACCAAGGCGCAGCGTGAGCAAACCGTCAAGCAAGTCCTGGAACAGAAGGGCGTAAATGCCAAAGCGGCTCGCCTGATTATGAAAGACTTAGATGATGTTAACGAAGAGTCAGTTAATAACTGGCTTGCAGATAACGCAGATTTGTTTGGACTAACAGTAGATACGCAGGAAAAACAAGAGCAAGATATTAATCGTGCAGCCTTAAGGCAGCAAGATGCTATTACTCAAAATGCATTAACCCCTGAACGCACTGAGGATATGGAATCTAGAATTGCCTCTGCTGCTTCAGCAGATGAAATCTTAGCCATCCTCCGAGCACAGCAATAAATCAATCATAGTTTCTAGTCACTTGGAGGTGACAACACAATGCCTAATGCATATACATCGACAGGCGCTTCCACACTTGGAGGTACCGCTGGTGGTGCAGGTCTTGTCCAACAGGCGTATGACCGTCTATTGGAGTTTGCTCTCCGTTCAGAACCCCTAATTCGTTCTGTCGCAGATAAGACACCTGCCCGTCAATCAATCCCAGGTTCAACAGTAACTCTACAGAAGTACGTTGACTTGGCAAAAAGCACTTCTGCTCTATCAGAAACAACTGACCCAGATGCAGTAGCACTATCAACACCAGAGACAGTTTCTATTACTCTTAACGAGTACGGTAACTCAGTACTGGTAACACGTGCGTTGGAACTCTTCAGCCTTGCTGATGTAGACCCAGCAATCGCAAACATCATTGCATTCAACCTAGCAGATTCTATTGATGAAGTCGCGATGACAACTCTTCGCGGTGGAACAAACAAGATTTTCTCAGGCAATGCAACAGCAACTGCTAACGTTGACGCAGCAGATACAATTGACTCAGCAGACGTCCGCAAGGTAGTCGCTAAGTTGCGTTCAAACAAGGCTGTAGCACGCAAGGGTTCACTCTACTGGGCTGGTATCCACCCAGAAGTTTCACACGACCTACGTGCAGAGTCATCTTCAGGACAGGGATGGCTACTTCCTAACCAATACGGTTCATCACAGGACCGCATCTGGGCAGGCGAAATCGGTAACTACGAAGGTGCATACTACATTGAATCACCACGTCTTTACTCATCAAAGTCTGGTGCAGACCAAACAGCACTATCTACTTCACCTGCAGTAAGCGGTGCATCTGGTGCATTCACAATCGTTGTAGCAAACGGCGCCTTTGGCGGACGTGCTGAAGTTGGAGACAAAATCTCTGGCACAAACGTAGGTTCATCTGCAAAGATTACAGCAATCTCTGTTGGTGCAACAAACACTACACTTACAGTAGATGTTGCTAACTCAGGAACTGTTGGAACTAATACTCTTACAGTAACTCCAGTAACACGTGTTTACAACACAATTATTGCTGGACAGCAAGCAATGGCACAAGCCGTTGCTGAAGAGCCACACGTAGTAATTGGACCAGTAGTTGACAAGTTGATGCGTCACCGCCCAATGGGTTGGTACGGCGTACTTGGCTTTGCTCGCTACCGCGAAGAAGCACTATACCGAATCGAATCAGGTTCATCAATCGCTGCTCTCTAGTAGCAATTAGGGGGTAGGGCTTAACGCCCTGCCCCCTTTCTACAGGAAGAATTAAATGACAACTTACATATTTGATACACCGATAGTTGAAGAAGGTCCAGCGGGAGGACACCGCTTATTTTATTTCTATAGGTTAAATCGTGGTATTACTATTGTTCGGGATGACAGTGGGTATCGTCAAGTTCGTTATTTAGTAGATGAAGATTTAAAAGATTATGTAGAGGTTTACCTTGGTGGGCACCGTCACACAGTTGACGAAGATACTAGAACAAGATTAATTGCTGGAAACGTTGGAGTTACAGAAGCAAATTTTACAGCACAGTAGGGGGCAGTATGGAATGCGACCACATCCTT